AAATTGCTAATAATGGTAAAATTATTAGAGAATTAGTATAATGCTTAGAAAAATTTGCACATATTGTGGCAAAAGGAAAAATAGAAAATCTTTTCCTAAGCATTGTCATTTTAAAGATAATCTAGATAAGAGATGTCGATCTTGTGTTAAAAAACACGCTAAGATTAGACATAAATTACATAAATTAGCACCGCCAAAGCCATTACATTGCGAATGTTGTGGTAAGATTCCATCGGAATGGAGATTAGACCACGATCATGATGATCATAGTTTTAGGGGCTGGACATGCGATAGGTGTAATACCGGGATAGGAAAACTAGGAGATAACTTAGAAGGTATTATTAAGGCTGCCAACTATTTGATAATGTCTAAAAATAGAAGAAAACAAGATGCAATTAATAAAAAAATGGAATAGACATTTAAAAGAAAATAATATGACATATTTTGAGCATATGTTTTTTGCATCAACATATGGTTTTATTGCACTATTATCTGGATTATATCTATTAGTACATGCTATACTACCATGTTTTTTTCAGGATACAGGATCTAATCTTATTAAAAAACTTAATAAAGTTTTTTCAAAATGAAAACCCTTGGTATAATCACATATCCTAGAACTGGATCTAATTGGCTCGGAGATATATTATATGGCAATAATTCTTTATACATGGCGGAATTATTTTGTCGTGATTATTTAGAATTTTTTAGAAAAATTTCTGATCTATTAGTAGTTTCAAATATAGAAGATGATATTATTAAAACTTTCAATCAAATATATGATAGGAATAATTTTTGGATAAATAGAGAAATACATAATAATTTATCTATATTTTATAGGAATAAAAAAATCTATAGTATGGATTTGCTAGACGCTTTTAAAAGACAAGCCTATAAATTAAACAAAAACTTTATATTTAAATTTTTTTTTGAGCATGAAACTACAGATATTCCTTTGGAAAAGATAATAGATTCTTGTGATATTATTATTGTTAATTATAGAAAAAATCTAGTACATTCTTATATAAGCTTAAAAAAAGCAATCATAGACGATCAGTGGTCAAATACATTAGATAATAATTTTAAACTTTTGGATACTCAAGTAATCTGGAATAAAATAGAATTTTTACAATATAAATATAATATAGTTTCTAATTTAGAAAAAACAATAAATATTCTTAACAGAAAAAATAAAGACTATATTAAAATATGTTATGAAGATTTACATTCATTAAATTTATTAGATAAAAAACAATACATACAAAAAATATTACCAAATTTTATTCTTAAAGATACAGAAACTTTTTTAAAACAAACTTTCGATCCTGACGCTCACATTAAAAGTATCTCTAATTTAGACGATTATTTAAATGATATAAAATTAATTGATTACGAGTACAATCTTTAAAGACTCGTTGACAGGATGCCGATACTGTGGTATAGTAGTAGGACACAGGAGATTTTTTAAATGACTCACGATTTTAATTATGTTTTGGGAATGGTTCGTGATCTTAGGGCCACAAGTAGTACTATTGATAAGGTGGGTATTATTGAGGACTATTGTAATCATAGTTCTGAGGCTGCAAATTTTGCCAAGAAGATTCTTCTTTACACCTATCATCCTCTTTGGCAGTATAATGTCACAAGTGATAATCTCAAGAAGAAATCTAAACTTCGCGGAAAAGAATATAAGAATTTCTTCGTTTTGCTTGATGATCTAAAGAGTCGTAAGATTACTGGTCACGATGCTATTGGTGCAGTAAATACCTTTATTGATAGTTATCCATATTTTGATGAACTCATTCATTGTATCATTGATAAAGATTTGAAAACCCGTGCTGGTGATAAGATTATTAATAAGGCTATTCCTGACCATATTCCAGAGTTTAGTGTTGCTTTGGCAGATAAATATGATCCAAATATTGTAGATTGGAAGGATGGATGGTATGTTAGTCGCAAAATTGACGGGGCTAGATGTATCGCTATTGTTGATAGTAATGGCGACACTACTTTCTATTCCCGTACAGGAAAAGAATTTGATACTCTTGGTGTTGTTGCTGGTGGGATTAAGGCTTTGGGTATTACTAATGTAGTTTTTGATGGAGAGTTGTGTCTTGTTGATGATAATGGTAATGAAGATTTTCAAGGAATTATGAAGCAACTTAAAAAGAAGGATCATACTATTTCAAATCCTTCGTATAAGATTTTTGATATGATTAGTCATGATGAATTCTATAGTAAGAAGGGAAATCCCAGCAATACATACTCTTATCGCTATAAAAGCTTATGTTATCAAATGAGAGACAATGAATGTCCATGTCTCTCTGTTCTGGATCAAGAATTTATTGCGGATGATGAGCATTTTGCTGAATGGATAGAAAAAGCAAAAGAATATGGTTGGGAGGGTTTAATGCTTCGTGCTGATGAACCATATAAAGGCAAGCGAAGCAAAGACCTTCTCAAGTTTAAAAGTTTTTTTGACGATGAATACGAAGTGGTAGATGTAGAAATGGGACCATTTCGATATGTAAAAGATAGTAAGGAAACTGAAGAAAATATGCTTAGTTGTGTTACTATTAAACATAAGGGTTACAATGTTCGTGTAGGATCTGGTTTTAGTATTGAACAAAGACAAGATTTTTACAAGAATCCTAACAAAATTCTTGGTAAAGTTATAACTGTACAGTATTTTGAAGAAAGCAAGAACCAAGATGGTGGTTTGAGTTTGCGTTTTCCAACTTTTAAAGTTTTACATGGATTGTCTCGAACAATATAAATAAGGAGATTTAAAAAATGAAAAGTAAATTATCACTAGGATTGCTATTATGTTTTTTAACAAATATTTCATTTGCTAATGATGTATGGGTTCCTTATATACCAGCACCCGTACCAGTTTTAACCCAACCTGTAGTAGAGGTTCCATTAATACCATCTGTAACTTATTCTACTATGTTAAGACCCGTTAGCATAACTTATGGTTGGGTTCCTTATACTATTAACAAGCCAATTGTAATAGAAAAAAGGTGTTTGTTTTGTAGATATAGTTATATAATTTATCAGCCCTCAATAGAGTGGGTTTACCAACCGATATACAGATGATGGTCTTGACAACGATAGTTAGATAACGTATAATTCAAACATTGGCATAGCACTATTGGAGCAAACATGGAAACTACAGAAAAGAAAACAACATATTGTAGGAGTAAGGCTGATGAATTTTTTGCAAACTTTCCTAGAGAAAAGACTGTATCATATAAGGAATACTGGGAAAGTGTACGCCCACAGAATACCTCTGATATTTTTAGGCGTTATTTATTTGCTTACTGCTCTGTTCATACAACTTGGAAAGGTAATTGCTCTGGTTATCAAGCCATTAAGAATTTTGATGAATGGATTGATGATCAAGAAAAATTAAGAGATAAACTTGCCAACTCTGGTGTAGGATTGCATAATAATCGCACCAAGTATATTTGGAACTTTAGTCAACAGTTTTGGCAGAATCCGAAAGATTTTTATCTTACTACCAAAAAGTATCATGTTAAAAAGCGTGATTCCATTGTGAATCGTATTATGGGTCTTGGTATGGCTAAAGTTAGTTTTGCACTGGAGATGATTCATCCTAATGAGTGTAGAGTATTGTGTGGCGATGTTCATCAATTGCGTTTATATGGAATGGAGCATTTGACCTATAATAAAAGTAGGAACGGTGCAGATAAATATAAGCGTATGGAACAGCATTGGAGTGTGAATTGTGGTAAGTTGAATGTTCCATCGTATATTGCACGATCAATTTATTGGGACGCTTTACAAGAAAAGGAAGATAGTAGATACTGGTCATGGGTTTTAGAAAATAATGAATCTCAAGTCTGTTAGATTTTTTCCTCACTGGGAAGAGAATAATATATATCAGGTTATAGGATTTTTAGATCTAGTTAATTTTATATTGACTATTCAGCCTAAGATCGAATCTTGGCTAGAAATAGGATCTCATTTGGGAGAATCATCAACACTATTGTTAGGTTTTCATCAAATTAAAAAGATATATTGTGTAGAGTGTTCATTGGATGCCTGTAATATTTTAGAACAAAAATTTTCTCAGGAAATAAAAACTTGTAGATATAATATTATAAATTCATTATCAGATAATAGTAAAGGCTATTTTAGTGATGAAACATTTGATGTTGTTTATATAGATGGTAATCATCAGATGGATCATATTAGTCAAGATATTAAAAACTATTATCCTAAAATTAAGAGTGGTGGATTTTTAACTGGTCATGATTACAATAATAAATGGCCCGATGTAATGAGCAGTGTCAATAATTTTTTATTAACACACCATTATTCTATCCAAGATTTGAATTTATTCAGGGATGGCAGTTGGCTAATTAGAAAGAAGTGATACTATTATAGTAAAATGTAATGTCTACTATTTTTTCTAAAGAAAAACAAATTATTTTTTTTCATATACCTAAAACTGGTGGTATCACTATCAGTGATAGTATAATGAAAAATGATCCATCCTTTTTCCCCATTGATGCTTCAAGTTATAACTATAGAATTTTTGATGGTACGGTTAAAATACATGAATCTTATTTGAGATTATTATATCCAAATACTAATATTAAAGATTATATTAAAATTGCTGTAATTAGAAATCCTTTTGATAAATTAGTATCATCATACAGAATGATGTGTAGTAATATACCATTTGATGCGTTTGTTAATCATGTATTATTACAAACTATGCCTTCTGGATTTTACGATCATCCC